CAGAGAGACTACCGGTTACATAAACGCTGTCGTCCCAACGCATTTCCAACGTGGGAGGATATATAGTGTGAGTGTCTACAGAAAATAAAGCTAAATTTATGTAGCTATTGTCGTTTTGCTCAATCGAATCTGGGAATTTAATTAGGAATCCGTTGTTGGACTGTGAACCGCTGAACCACCTGTCAACTATGTCTGTTACGTTTGCGTTTAAATCTTTGCTGTCAGCGTATCCAAAAGACTGCGTGGTAAAGCTGCCGGACCAAGATCCTCCACCTGGAGTTAGATAGTAGCTTCCGCTGGCCCATCCGTTACTGGCACTGGAAAAAGAACTTGTATTGTACCAACAGACACCGTTTCTAACTTCTGGGTTATCGTCGGTTTGTCCTGTTCCCATTGTCCAAGACTGGGAAACTGCTCTAATCTCTAAACTGTATGTCTCGTTGAGGTTTTCTGCGTTGGCTAAATACAACCTAAGGTAGGATTTCCATGATCCGCTTGCAAAAGATTCTATTTTATTTAAATCGGAATCGCTAAATAAGACCAAAGCCCTGCGAATATCATCAGATAGCTGCGGTTCTGTTGGTACAGGATCTACAAAATAATTGGTGGGATTATTGTAGTTTTTTACTCCCACATCCAATACTTCGTCCAGTCCAGTGTTTTGAGCTGGGTACTTTGAGTAGAGCGATGCGTCAGCTGATCCGAATATTTTGTATACTGCCATGGTCTTATAAGGTTACTACACGACCTTGTATGTCTGTGTTAGGGTATTTGACTTCGAATATAGAAGGATCAAGAGATGGATAAATAACTCCATTGAGTGTACCCGCAGATATATCGTAAGAATACTTAGAATATCCCTCGGCCTCTCCAGATTTATTTACTATTTCTACTTTTTTAACTATTTGAACCCCTTCTACTTGATCCAATATTGTATATACGTCACCTAAAATTATAGGTTCGTTAATTTGCCACTTATCTATAGAGAAAAAGTCTTGCAGAGCTAATATACATCTTGCAATAACGTCTTGACCGGTGTAATTTGGTCTAATTATAACGTCAAAATTGCATCCTATGTTTATAATATACGCAGGTTTTATGTTTATAGCGTCTGTCAACATTCTGTACTCTTTGATATATGTTTGAATGTTACTTAAAAGAGCTATAGACGGATACTCTAATTGATCAGATGAATTTAAACTCAGCACATAAAGACTCACCAAAACTTGATCATTTTGATTTATATTTCCATTTGTCTCCATGTCGGCAGAGAAAGTCGCGCTGTCTTTTGTTACAAATGCTTTTGATACTTTTCCGTATTGCGCAGGCATACTAAGCGTTCTAGCCATGTAATCTTCTTGAGTAACCGCTCTTAATTGAGTAGGAAATTCACTAGCAATGTTTAATTTTAAATCTTCTACAGTATCTCCTTCTCCCCCGCCCCTTGCAGGTTCTGGATTGTTAACTACTAGTGTATTCGATTTGTCTTTTGCGATATTTTGAAGCGTAATAGTTCTAGAAGAAACTTCTGTTAACTGTCCAGAAAGTACATTAGATGAAGCTCCGCCTCCTACAAGGTATTGGAATGTTATTGTTACATTTTTTGGAGCTAATCCGTAAGTTTGTGTAGTTACAAAATTGGTAGGATCAAAAGAACTGGATAGCGTACTTAAACCACCACCAGTTAATCCTACGCTAACTTGATTGGGATTGGGTACAAAGACAGAGTCATCTACTGGATTGGATGCTGCGTAATTTATGCCTGCTCCGAACTCTATTTGTAAAGTTCCTCCGTCGACAAATCTGGATACAAAACGCCTGGGTACAGACAGTTTTTGCATCATAAAAGGTACTTGATTTTGATACTGGTTAAGACTTGGATAGTTTGTCGCAGAATTTTCTACGGGATTTAATATATAATCCTGAGCCAAATAAGGAACTTCGTACCAAGTAAATCCAGAATTGTCTTTAGCTTCTAATATGGTTATAATAGAGCTGTCGTTTATAGTTACCGTAGAAAAACGTTGAGCTGCTCCGAAAGAGAAAGATTGTGTTTTAACCTGGCCCGAGATAGCTTTTACTGATTTTTTTAATAAATAAGAAGTTGGATTGCTATTTCCATCTATGGTATACACTTCTACAGTAGTTGGATCGTAGGAAGAAGATTGAGAAAAATCTATTTTTTGTGGAACGTAAAAAAATACTGATCCATCTATATTTGATTTTACTTGCATTCCCTGTTCAACCGTAAATGCGTATGAAAAATCTGGAATTATTTCAGATCCCGAAACTATAGATGGGACTTGCTGGTAAACATCCAGTATTACGGTTGCAGCAGAAGTAACTTTAGGTCTGTATCCAAGCATATAAGCCATAGAATACAAATTGTTTTTCTGCTTAGCGTACTGTAAAAAAGTCTCTTGTAGCTGGTTATCTAAATAGAATGACAGAACATCTCCCACATAAGATGCCATATCAATGAACATCGTGCCTGGGGAAGCCTGAGTAAAGTCGTTGTATACTGTAGGATAATAAGATTTTGCGTATTCTATTAAGTCTGCCTTAAAAGAAGAGAAATCTTTGTTTAAATATTTGATATCCTTTTGGTTATCTGTCATGTTACATATTTTGTATTGTTAGTATAACCGAATCGTTTTCATTTGACCTTAAAAGTCTATAACTAAATTTTATATTTACCGAATTATAGTCAGGATTACCAACAATATTTAGTTGCAATATCTTTATTTGAGGAAAATTATTTTGTATTTGCAATGTCAAATTTTCTTTCATTTCATCAAAGGTGTCCTGATTTATTTGCTCAAAAAGCCTAGCTCTTAAACCGGCTCCAAAAGTAGGATTAAACACCCTTTCTCTGGGATCTGTCAACAAAAAATTTATAATATTATATTTTATTTGATCCTTTGTTGTGTAAACAGACGCAAATACGTTTTCTGCGCTGAAAGGTAGCGCTACTCCAATAGCTGTCGAGGGTTTTAAATCTAGGGGCGATATCTTTTTTAAGCCGTAAGCCATTATATAGCGCCTTTCTCTTTAAGTCTACTCATAAGACCTGTGAAATCAGGGACTTCATTTATTTGTACTGCGGCTAGGTTTGAACTAGGTCTTGCCGTAGTTAACATGCTATTCACATCTCCCACTCTATCTTGTTTAGGTTGAAAAGCCATTGAAGGATGAACATTCTCTGTTGTCATAGAGAAGTCTTCTGAAAGCATATTTTTAGCTGTATCGTTAAGGAAAGCCGCCATTGGACTACCGCTAAATTGTACTGGCTTTGGTTTTGCTGTGTTCAACGTACCTGGAATTTTAGCTTTAACCTGCTCTTGTAGAGCTTTTTTGTGGTCTACTATAGGTGTTTTAGCTTCACTAATAATTTTAGGAAGCTCTTCCTTGATAACAGCTCTGAGCTCTTCTCTGATAAGTTTCCTGAGTAAATCTACCTTTGCCATATTTTATAAATATTATTTTTGGTTGTTTTTTAAAGCCCTTATTTCGTTATCTATGTCCTTTATTTTGGCTACTATTACCGCTGCTCCTATTGGATTAGCCGCCGCTAAAAGAAGCGCTCTTTGCAGATCTTTCTTTTGATCCTCTAGTTTTTCTATTTTCAATCGGTTTGTTTCAGACTCCTTTTGTTTTATTATGGACTGAGAATACTGAGAATTTGGATCTTCTGACTTTAGTTTATTTACTAATTGAGTATTTTGTCTTATTAGGGCTTCTCTAACCCTCTTCTTTAATGCCCTTCCACCAGGCAGGTTATCTACAAAAGATACTAATTCCGAGTCTTGTTCAAAGTTTACTAAATCAAATATATTGTCTTCTATGGTTAAATTTTCATCTCCTAAAAATCTTATAGCACTTAATATGGTTTGTGACTCCTCGAATGAAAGACCTGAAACCCCAACATTTACAAGCCCTTTTGACACTAATAAAGCCTTAACTTCATTTATTATAATTAAGTCCAAAGATGCAAAAGTTGGTGTACTTTGAGCTACTATGTATTTATTTCTGTCTAAAGCTATACCATATCTTCTTCGTAAAGAAATGCCTTCATCTACTACTTCTTCTGTTAC